TTGCGTTGCAACAATTCCGCACCGTGAGTACTTCCGACTTATTAAAAAATATGGACAAGAGACAGTGCACTCCACGGAGTTCCTGAAATATTTCCAAAAGAATTTCTCAGACCTTACGCCGAACAAATTATAATATATTATGGCCAATTATCCTACTATCACGTATCAAAACCTAGAAGAACGCTTTAAATCCATTGCTGGACTAGCTTCACTAGAAACAACTGACGCAGCATTCCTTCGACAAGCAGTTAATCGCCGTGTTCGCACAGCGTTTGAACGCTACCCTTGGCCTGACTTTACCGTAATTGGAGAATCTATTACACTGGCAACAGGAGACAACAATACAATTCAAACATATGGAGTTGGGAAAGACCTAGCTAATGATTCCAATGTAGTGTTTCGGATTCACAAAACTGATCCAACGGATACACGTTATCCAGAAGAATACACATATGTTTCAACTTTAAACTCTGAAGGTTATCCATCAGTAAAAATTATTAGCCCGACAGTTCTTGACGCTATTAGCGTATACGCAACCTATCGCAAGGACCTTGAAGCAGTTATTGCTGACGGTGGTACTTATACATCAGGCAGCTACGGCGACGAAGCCAATGATAATCCAAACATCCCATATCAGTTCTTTGAGTACTGCGCTTTCGGTGCTTACGCAGATTTCCTACGTGGTGATGGACAGACTGACAAAGCTCAAGTAGAGGATCAAAATTCTGAGATCATTCTTGTTTCTGAAATTGATAAGGTACGTAATCAAAGCCGTCAGTTCCGTCACGATGTCTTGCAGTATCGCCCACAGACTCAGTTTTCTCGTCACAACGTACAAGCGGGCGGAACGCCGTTAAACAAACCAGAAACACTACTGAACAATAACGTACAGTAATGCCATCTAACGCTACATTTCTTGAGGTTAAAAATGCTTTTCAGTCCATTGCTGGGCTGGAAAGCTTAACCGCTGCTGACGAGTTCTTCTTAACAAGTTCTTTGAATCGTGCGGTCTACCGTGCTTACAATGAATCAGATAGCTGGCCACGTTACTTAGTTGTGGGTGAGTCCAGATTGATCATAACAGACCCAGCAGCAACGGTTCCATACGCAGAAGCAGCCAAAGAAACTATTGGTGAGTTCTTACGTGTGCATAGAACTGAGCCGTTCCTGAGTAATTCTGCTTTAGAGTTTGAGTTCTATGTGGATTCCGTTGGAGCACATATACTTAACTTAACTACATCGGATAGCACTTCGGTATTTGTAACTTATAAGAAAGAACTACAAGCAAACTTTACCCCAGATAGTACAGATATTCCAGGTGAGTTCGTTGATTATATTATCTACACTGCCCTATCTGACTTTTATACTGGAGATGGTCAAACTGATAAAGCAGCTATGGCTGCTGCTCAAGCTAAAATAATGCTTGATATAGAACTACTTAGGCTAGATAAAAAAGCCAACAACAATACAATTAACAAGAAGTTTTCAACTTACGTAAACCGTCAATCAAGATAGCACCTGTGCTATAATACAATTATGAGTTCATCTAGAAATAATACCCTTGAATTTTCCTCAGTAGGATCAGACATCCTTGAAGCTGCTGATGCAGTAACAGGTAAACGCTATGGAGCGTTGCAAATCTTAAATGACACTGTGTTCGGTGCTTTGACTGCATCCAGCATTGACGGTACAGCTAAGCTAGTTGGACCAACTTTTGCTGCTGGAACAATTATCTACGGAGCATTCAGCGAAGTAACAGTTACATCAGGTATCGTAGCAGCGCACAAGTACTAGTATGCACCTAAGCCTAAAGAATAGTCTAGGCAAGAGTGTACTAGCGGAGCGGCTTCCAGCTGGTGTATTTAATTACCTACGACCTGACGGACTATCCTTGTTCCGCAGGCCTGACGGCACATCACTATATAAACGACCACTTGGATCTTAACCTAAAACATTATGGCAGACTTTACAGTATCATCAGACATAGACGCTCTACTACTGAGTGCCTCTAACGGAGCAGCACGAACCAGCCTGGGACTAGGCACAGCGGCCACAACGGCAGCAGCGGACTACGCTACGGCGGCACAGGGCGCACTAGCTGACTCAGCACAGCAGCCACCAGTAGAAGGTCCTTTTGTCGATGGCGACAAGACAGACTTGGACGCTAACACTACAAAGCTCGCAGGAATCGAAGCTGGTGCGGAGGTCAACACGATCAACACTGCACTTGCTGGCGAACCAACTGGCAGCGACCTAGTCCTGAATGCAGTCAGTCTTACTCAAGCTGAGTACGACGCTGGCACACCAGTCGCTACTACATTCTACATCATTACTTAAAGTATGGCTTTATCACTCGGCAGTGCATTAGCGACTAGGGTGTATCTCGGAGCAACTGAGATTAACCTAGCATATTTTGGCGCAACACAGGTATACACTAGCTCTGCTTTCTCGGCAGAGGCTCAGAACTACTTTGACCGCTTGGACACTGCGGGTGATACGACATACGTTGACTACAAGCAGCCTCTAGCTAACTACATTGATAGTCTAGTAACGCTGGGCGGAGCTTACTGGGACGATATGGGATCGGCTGCATCCTTTGTCGGTGTCGGTATACAGGGTGTAACTGTTCCGTTGAAGTCCACAATGACTGCACTGACCAACAACAACTTTGTTGCGGGTGACTTAGATCCATTAACTGGTCTGCTTAGTGATGGCTCGACTAAATATCTAGCAACGGGACTGACTGGAACGGATTTATCGCAGGACGATCATTCATTCTCCGTTTACGCATCGTCAGCTGCAACATCTGCATTCTTGGGCGGACTCTACGGCACTAATTTTACTCGTCCAATTGCTTTTGCTTTAGGAACTACTACGACCAACTTTTATTCGACCGCTCCCTTGGATGCGTCGTCAAAAATAACATCTACTCCAAGCCTTGTTGGTCTTTCTCGCTCTGCTTCAACTGAATTTACTGCAAGAACTAATCAGGGCGATGAAACATTTACCAGAACATCAGGCGTTCCAAACACTGGTGGGTTATCTTTATACGCAGTAGGAGCTGGAGTTGCTCCAACCACAGCACGCCTAGCAACCTACCACGCTGGCCCTGCGCTAGACCTTGCTACTCTAGAGGGCTTGCAAGAAACTCTTATTACAGAGGTAGCAGAAGCTCAATTCTCAGCAGAAGCAGCTAATTATTTTGCACGTCTTGACGCTGCAGGTGACTCGACGCACTACGCATACCGCCAGCCTCTAGCTAACTACATCGACAGCTTGGTCGCATTAGGTGGAGCTTACTGGGACGATATGGGATCGGCTGCATCATTCGTAGGTGTAGGGATACAAGGTATCACAGTTCCTCTTCGTGATGGAATGCCAACGCTGACCAACAACAACTTTGTTGCGGGTGACTTGAATCAGTTGACTGGTCTAAAAGGTGATGCCTCGACCAAGTATATTGAAACAGGACTAACTGGTTCTGACTTATCGCTCAACGATCACTCTTTGAGCGTGTATCTTACCGCTGACCGTGAAACTGGGGGTAACCGCTACATATCTGGCGACGCTTCTACTTTTACAGTTCTCGGTAATACTACTGGTTTCCGTGCTAGATCGGCAAACACCACGCTCAGTACGCTTGGGTCATCAACAGAAACTGGCGAACTGATCGGTATTTCTAGAAACAATTCAGCAGACTACGATTGGTCTTACGAAACGACAGGAACTCAGTCAAGCACATCTTCCTCCATCAACAATGTCGATATTAATGTCTATGCCGATTCTGGTGGAAGCAATAATACGGCAGCTAGACTAGCAGCCTATCACGTTGGCCCTGCACTTAACCTTGCTACACTGGAAGGTCTGCAAGACACCCTAATCACAGAAATCGCAGCGATTTAATTATGACCCCCTCAGAATACCTAGCTACTAATCCTACGCCTGAAGAACTCAGCTACAACTATCTTCTGATCCCAGCAGAACTGCGAGACTCAATGCTTGCCAAGCAGGACACCCTGACTACTAGCAATCACATCAGCCCAGTGCTGTTGATTGACGGACGCTACGGTGCTTGCTGTGACATTTACACAGAGGTCGGCGCAGGCGGTATCTACCACAAACTGTGGGAGATGCTTGACCAGGCTAAACTGGAAGAATGCGAAGTCGTAGACAAAGCTGCATTCCTGGCACTGCTACCACCTGAACCAGAAGAGGAAGCATAATGCACGACATTATTTACAAGTCAACCATTGGCACAGGGGGCTTTATTGCTACCATCGAACTGGGGCATATTAACGAACTTCTAGGACTAGTCGTGGGTCTTGCTACTCTAGTCTATATGACTGCATCCGCAGTCAAGGTAATCAAGGAACTCATAAATAAAGATTAATATGACACCAGAACTGATAGCAATGCTAGGAGGGGGCGTAAGCGGCTTCGTAATGAAGATGATTGCGGCACAGGCCGACAACCAGGCTCGTCTCTTTGAGCGTATGATTGCCCGTCAGACCGTAGCGGATGAATCAGCAGATAAGGCAGCAGCTCGTGGTGGTGTATATATGCGTCGTGCTATTACGGCGGCAGTTATCTTTGCCATTGTAATAGCCCCATTTGTCTTTGCATTCACGGACATAGGTGTTAGTATTCAAACAGAATCCAAAGGCTTTCTAGGGCTATTCAAGCGTCTAGAGTGGTCCACTGTACAGGGTTTTGTAATACTACCAGAGATCCGCCAAACAGCTTTAGCCATCGTAGGGTTCTACTTTGGTTCTTCACAAGTCAAATAACCAATAATATTATGTACGGAAGAAAAACAAAAGATGCTGGTAAGGGTTCCTGCGGTGAGAACAAGGGCTGCGGTTGTGGAAAGAAAGGCAAGTAGTGCCTGACAAATCCAAGATGAAGTGCAACGTACCCCGCCGTGAAGTACAGGGCGGTAAGAAGTTCGTCGTGAAAGCCTGCCAAGGTGGGACAGAAAAGATCGTACGATTCGGAGATGCTAATATGAGCATCAAGAAAGATCAGCCAAAGCGTAAGAAAAGCTACTGCGCTCGCAGCGGTGGCATCAAAGGTAAAACTAATAAACTATCTGCTAACTACTGGAGCCGCAAGGCTTGGGACTGCTAAAAAATAATGCCTGAATACCGCACATACGGAGCAAAAGACGATAAGATCCTAGAGGACCTCGATATGGGGTACACTGGGTTTAATGACTACCTGCGCCCCGATCAATTGCAACGTGGCCTATTAGCAACCAGTAACAATGGTCGGCTTGGGCGTAACGGTGAGTGGCAGGTTAGACCAGGGATTGATTTAGTCAAGGCTCCCTTTGCTAGTGGTGATGAGGTCCTTAGACTTCCAACTACTTCCGAATTGGAAACAGTTCCTCCAGTTGTTGGCTTACTGCCAACTACAATTAGGTCCGCTTCTTTAACTAGTGACGTAGTTACTATTGTTATCGATGACCCAGCCGATGACCCAGCCGTTGAGCCAGGTCACGTGTTTATTACAGGGGACGAAATTACAGTCAGCGGTATTCCGTTTGGGGTAGATACAGATCCCAATGGGACTTTTGAACTTACTTCTGTAACAGATAACGGCAGCACAAAATCTCTTACGTATGCTTTAGTCGGGGCAGATGCAACATACGCTTTGCCAGTTGCTTTGCCTCAAGTTCTTCCATTTGCACTAAATAATGTCCAAGGTTCGGCAGTCATTGGTTACAATATGCTACTGGATCAAGGTGGAATAGCAGCGGTATACGCTAGTACTCCTTACAGCAACCCAGGGGATTCGGCAAGTCAGTGGGTTATACTTGGCTCCAATGTAAGCGCACTGGCCATTAACCTAGCGAACCCAACAGTTACATATGACCTCCCGTACAAGCGTGGAGAGACAGCACCTGTGTTTTCGGATATGATTCAAGCCTTCAACAAGGTGTTCTTGTTCCGTGATGGCCAGACTGCGCTAGAATGGGACGGAAGCTTTGATAATGTTAATTTAACAGACCTTAATTTAGATAATACATATCTGATTACTAGTTTGGGCGACACGACTCAAGAGCAGTGGAACACAATTGCTGGAACTACGGCAGTAACCTATGAAGTTAATGATATTATTACAATTGATGCCATAGGCACAGGAACTGGTACAGTTCGCTCTGGATTTAGTTTAGTAAAAAGCGGAGTATACACTCAGCCAGTTCAGATTGATTGCCTTCCTGGAGAATTTGCAATTACCAATAGTATAGCATCGGTTTCTGGATCTCACGATGTAAAGGTGGGGGATGATATTACTGTAATGTCAGCAAGTATTAGCGGAGCAACAGATGCAGACTCTGGACTTACTATTGGTCAGGACTACGTTGTAAATAAAGTTTTTGAACTTAGTGAAACTTTTGTTAATATTATTGATGCGGTCAATGATGGGCTACAAGGATCTGGAGACTTTGAGGGTCTTTATAAATATACTATCACTACAGATTTAGCACATAATTTGGTAAATGGTGAACCAATTATTATGGACAGCTGGGATCCAAATGGCATTCCTTTTAATGGATCATTCTTTGCTCAAGAATTGCCAAATTCTACTAACTTTATTATTTATACTAATTTTAATGTTAATCCAACCGAGGGTTCATATGCAAATGCTCGTGTAGGAATGAATGCAGGGTTTCAATTTATACTTGATTCAAGAACAGTTACTACGCACGTAAATGACGGTGCATCTTTATTGACTGATCCTATCTTTACCAAGAGAGTTTCAGCTGGACTGGGCTTCACCCATATGCCAGCACCTCCATATGCTACCTATCACCAGCGTAGATTGGTTATGCCGTATCGCTATAAGGTTGAAAATGCAGAAGGCCAATACACAGTTCGTGATAACCTTGATGAGATCATTGTGTCGGACATCTTGGACGCAGATACCTATGACCAGATTTATAATCAGTACAGGTTCAATGCTGGAACGGCTGACTTTAACGTTGGACTACTGTCCTTTGCGGATGACAAGCTAGTAGTATTCAACCGTAATTCAATTCACTTAGTGCTAGGCAGCAGCCCTGATTCCTCTTCGGTTCAATTAATCACAAATGAAGTAGGTTGTTTAGCCCGTAAGACGATTGTTCAAATTGGTAACAACGTAATGTTCCTGTCTGACAATGGTATATACGGAGCAAACTTCCAGGATCTATACAACCTTCGTGGTAGCGAACTACCACTAAGTAGCAGCATCCAGACTACCATTGATAAGATTAACCGTAAGTACTGGGATCAGTCCGTAGCTGTTTACTTTAACAACCGCTATTACATTGCTGTTCCGACTGGATCAAGCACCGTCAATAATACTATCCTTGTCTTTAACTTTATTAACAAGCAGTGGGAGTCCGTGGATAGCACCTCTGACGTGGACTGGGACATCGAGAACTTAATTGTAGCTGGTAAGAAAAGTGATCGTGCAGTATACGCAGTGAATGCCCTTGGAGGGCTTCACAGGGTTGATGCTCGGCCAGATGGCGTTGATCGACTGGCTACTACTATTCCAGTACAAGGAGGGCAGGAAGGAGCTATCTACAGCATCCCTGCTGAAGTAACTACTCGTCAATTTACCTTTAATGACTTTGGTCGTAAGCGTTGGAATGAATTTGAGGTGCACGTGCAGTCAAGTTCCTCAGAGCAGTCCGACTTTGATATTTCAGCCGAAGTAGAAAACATTGACGCAGAGGTAAATCTTAATACATTGAGTTCATACATTGGTGGAAGTCTTGACATTGACGAAGATGTTTCCGTCCGTGGTAGAATAGGTAACCGCCGAGGATACGGCATTCAATTTACAATTAATAATACACAGGGTCGCCCAAGAGTCCGAGGAATAAAAGTCTCAGGAGCACCTGCATCAAGATCAACAACTAGCGTACAATAATTATGGCCATCATTAATACAGGGCAGACGTTTGCTCCAACAGATACAGTCACAAACACAAAGCTACAGGATATTGCTGATGCAGCAACATTCGATGACCCAGCGGATGAAACAAGCCTTGAGCTAATCACTGGTGGTGCTAATACAGGCAAGCTTGGTGTCAAGGACGATGGGATCACTCCAGCTAAACTTAGTACGGGCGGACCAGAGTGGGACTCTACTGGTAACTTGTTCGTAACCAAGGTTGTTGCCCCAGAATCTGCTGATCGATTACTAATTCGTTCAGACCCAGAGGCTCCAGGGACTGGGACGGATGGCGGTAGTCAATTTGCATTGTATAGTTCAGATTCAGATCTTGCTGATCAAATCTTTTACAGGGCAGACTTTCATACTTTTAATAATATTGCTGGTGATTTACAAGGAAGCATACCATATGGTGCGGTCCCTACCCAGCCGCAGCACTTTGTCCGCAAGGATTATGTGGATGAATATGCATTTACATACAGCGGATCAACTGGGACATTTAGCACAACTGCTGGTACATTTGTTGACCTGGATCTTTCTTCTATTGTTGGTTCAAATCGTGCATTAGTTATACTAGAAGTTTATGATAGTAGCGTAGCCAATAGTATATTCTACAGAACGAAAGGTTCGACGCTCGTTCCCTATGCAGGAACTACTTATTCTGGATGGGGGGCCGCTTCTGGCACATTAGGTACAAGTGACAATGGTGGAACTGTTGTTGTGATGACTGATGAAAATGGAATTATTCAACATCGTGCAGACAACACATCAACTGGCGTTAAATACACAATCCAAGCCTTTCAAAAACTTTTAATTCCAACTCCTTAACAATTTAAATTATGTCTATTATAAATAAAGGAACAGCGTTTTCCAACGGGGAGCAACTCTCAGCAAACAAGCTTAATGATTTATTAGATGCAGCTACCTTTGGGATTGACTCCGTTGATAACGCTAGTACAATCGTAAACGCCAACGGAGCTATTACGGTTCGTGACAGCGGTGTTACCGCTGCTAAACTAGCTACGGGTGCTGTTACTGCAAGTAAGATCCTGGACGCTAATGTTACTAAGGCTAAAATTGAAAACGTATCTGACTACAAAGTTCTCGGCAACGTAAGCGGTGCTGCCGCTGCACCCCAAGAGGTAGCCATCTTAGACGAAGATGATATGGTATCTGACTCGGATACGGCACTTGCTACACAGCAAAGCATTAAGGCTTATGTTGATGAAGGCGGTGGCTTTACACCAAGCACTTATAATGGAGAAGAAAGCGTAACGCTTCCTAATAGACTAATTATAAAGACTGGATTTTTCTCCGACGAAACGGGAGGCGAAAATAAAGTGGTAGATTATGGATCAGCTTTTCCTAACGCTACAATTTCAGTGCAACTTACTCAGGTAGGAGGTACTACTACTTCGTCAAGCAATCTTCGGGTAATGACCTACAGTGCTAGTGGTTTTACTATGTATGTTAATACTGGCCCAGGTGTATTAGGAAGTTTCTGGCAAGCAATCGGATACTAATGAACCCCCTTCTTCAATCAGTACAACTAGCGTTGCAAAACGCTACGCAAAAGGAAGCCCTTGTCTACATCGACAAGGTAGTGGACTTCTGTATTGAAAAGGAGAACGGCAAGGTACTGGACGGATGGCCTCGTGACTTGATACAACTCCTTGTGGCTTACCATATGGCTAAGGATACATTTATTGCAGAGCAGGACGAAGATGGAAAGATACTAGGGGTCTTTATGTGGTATAATTGCGACGAAGAGGACGACTGGTTCTTTGTTCAGAACTGGGAGTCGGACAAGGAAGACGGCAATGCAATCTTTATGGCCTTCCTATTTGCTGAGGACAATCAAACTTTTAAAAAACTTACACATAACTTCATCATCAAATGCCCTGAGGTTATGCAGAAGAAACTACTGGGCATACGATACAGGCAAGGTGCTCCCACTAGAGTGGTATACAGCACTGCATTATTCAACAAAATCTTAGGAATA